ATGACCATGACGAACAGATGCAAATACTAGGAGCCATGGTGCGTCTAGGCGTAGTTATCTGGTCTGGTTTTATTATTACACTAAACTACGTAGAGTTACCTATGGTCAAAAAGACTGGAGCATCATCTGATATCACGTTCGTTGCTTCGATCTTTACGGGAGCCTTAGCCACGTTTGGGCTATCTACAGGTAACAAGAAGTCAAAAGAAGACAAACCAAAAGTATGAAAAAGTTAATCATACTCTTAGCCCTGTTATCACCCGCAGTAGCAAGAGCTAATACTGTCACCCCTCAGTTTACTACAGGGTCTATGAACAGTACAACTACAACAACTCAAACTATCGTTGAAACAGAGCAAGTGCAAGTATTCGGTGCAGCCGTAAACACTTGGTCTGGATCAAACATTACAGCATCAGCGAGTGCTGGTATTGCTGGTGGTGATTCAGTATTTACAGTTACTGACAATACATTACCATGGAGTTTAGAAACAACAACAAGAGCAGCAGGCTTAGTAGAACAAAGAGATTATACACGCAACTATACAATAAACTCTACTACTACATCGCTCTCTGTCTTCTCTCAGTAACACCTGTATACGCTGAAGGAGATACAAACAATA